ATGCATCAGGAAAATATGCAAAAGCTATTTCTGACAGAAGTGGTATGGAGTTTCCCTACAAGGAAATGGTTACAGAGTGGAATGGATCGTTTGTTCACAAATCTGAGTTTGAGGCAAAACATCCTCAAGAAGAACCTACTACACACGTTGCTGATGGTGAAGCTTTGAAAGATGCTAGTCCTGATAGAATAGAACCTGTAGAGGTTTTGGTAGGAAACAAAACTTTTTTTGACAGTAACAATAGTATGCAACCTCAAACAAAAACTTCTATTATAATGAGAATGAAAGTAAATCCTGTAACAGTGAGTATATCATGACAACATACACAGAACTAACTCAACAAATTTTAGATTATACAGAGGTAAGCACCGATGTATTAACATCAACAATAACAAATGATTTTATAGAACACGTAGAAAATAGATTATTTAGAGAAGTAGATCTTGATGTATTTAAATCAAATCAATCAGCTAATTTAGCATCTAGTAATCCTTTTTTAAGTTTACCAGGAGGATCTTCTCCTACATTAGAATCATTAGGTACAATTAGAACTATGCACATATTTCCTGCTTCAGGAACACCAACTAGAACTTCATTGGAACAAAGAGATGTAAGTTTTATAACAGAATATGCTCCTGATAGAACCTCAACAGCGACACCTGTATATTGGGCATGGTGGGATCACAACTCATTAATAGTTGCACCTACACCAGATTCTGCTTATAATGTCGAATTAGGAATCACAAGATTACCAACAAGGTTATCTAGTACAAATAATGAAACCTGGCTGAGTACAAATGCTCAATCAGCGATGTTGTATGGATGCCTTGCCGAAGCCTTTAAGTATCTAAAGGGTCCAGCAGAAATGCTGCAATTATACGAACAATCATATCAGAGGGCAGTTCAAGAGTTAGCTATGGAGCAACAAGGACGTCACCGAAGAGATGAATATATGCACGGGGCTTTAAGAACCCCCATTAAATCAATGAATCCATAAGGAGGATAAACAATGTCGATAACTCAAGCTGTTTGCACAAGTTTTAAACAAGAGTTACTTGTGGGTACGCATAATTTTACTGCAACCTCAGGTGATACTTTTAAAATTGCGCTTTACACAAGTTCAGCTTCTTTAGATGCAACAACAACAGCATTTAGCACAAGTAATGAAGTATCTAATTCTGGAACATATAGTTCTGGTGGTGGAACACTAACAAGTGTAACTCCAACAACGTCAGGTACTACTGCAATTTGTGATTTTGCTGACATATCATTTACATCTGCAACAATTACTGCAAGAGGAGCCTTAATTTATAATAGCTCTGACTCAAATAAAGCAGTTGCTGTTTTAGATTTTGGTGGAGATAAGACATCTACAAGTGGAACATTTACTATTCAGTTTCCAACTGCTGATGCAAGTAACGCTATATTAAGATTAGCATAGGAGAAAATTTAAATGGCATTAGTCATTAATGATAGAGTAAAAGAAACAACTACAACCACAGGTACAGGAGCTGTATCTCTTGCTGGTGCTGTAACAGGTTTTGAAACTTTTGCTGCAGGTATTGGTAACTCTAATACAGTATATTATTGTATAGCACATCAAGACCAGGCGGAGTTTGAAGTAGGCCTTGGAACTTTAGACGGAGACAGTTCTGATCTAACAAGAACTACTGTAATATCTAGTTCTAACAGTGATAGTGCTGTTAATTTTAGTTCAGGCACCAAAGATGTTTTCTGTACTCTACCTGCAAGTAAATTAATATTTGAAGACGGAAGCAATAACGTAGCTTTTGGTGGAGCTGTAACAGGCGTTACAAATCTTACAGCATCAGGTGAATTAGATGCGGCAACTTTAGATATTTCTGGTGATGCAGACATTGATGGCACGTTAGAAGCCGATGCCATAACAGTTAATGGTACAACTTTAGCTGAATTAATATCAGATACAACAGGTGCTATGTTTAGTAGTAATACTGAAACAGGCATTACAGTTACATATCAAGATGCTGATAATACAATTGACCTGGCTCTTAGTGCAGCTCAAACTACAATCACATCTTTACTAGCTGCAGATATTAAAATAGGTGAAGATGATCAAACAAAAATAGATTTTGAAACTGCTGATGAAATACATTTTTATGCAGCAAACGTAGAACAAGTTTACTTAGGTGACAATATATTTGGTCCACAATCTGATAGTGATGTAGACCTAGGATCTACAGGTGTTAGATGGAAAGATGCTTTTGTAGACTCTTTAACAGTCACTGGTGATATAAGTGTTGGGGATGATCTTACAGTTAATGGCGGTGTTCTTGATGTTAAAAACGCTGGAGCACAATCTGTAGTAAGATTTTACTGTGAATCATCAAACGCACACTATGCAGAAATTAAAGCTCCTGCTCACTCAGCTTTTTCAGGTAACGTAACACTTACTCTACCTGCAGCTACTGATACATTAGTAGGCCGTGCAACAACAGATACTTTAACAAACAAATCAATAGATTCAGATAACAACACAATTACAAACATTGTAAACGCAGACATCAAGTCAAGTGCCGCGATTGCAGATTCAAAATTAGCTACAATATCAACAGCAGGTAAAGTAGCATTAACAGCATTAGAAATAGATGGTGGCTCCGACATTGGAGCAGACTTAACAACATCTGATTTAATTATAGTGGATGATGGTGCCGGTGGTACGAATAAAAAGGCAGCATTATCTAGAGTAGTAACATTGATGTCAGCACAAGGATTTTCACAAGAAGATCCGACAGCATTGGCAATAGCATTAGGATAGGAGGATAGATGGCAAATACGTTTAAAACAATAACTAAAGCAGGAGTAACTAGTGCTGATGTTATTTACACAGTAGCAGGCAGTACAACAACAGTGCTTCTTGGTATTATGATAGGTAACACAACAACTACACAAATTACTGTAACAGTTAGTATGGCTTCAGATACTTCCAATAGAGCAGGAGCAAACAACGAAGCTAACCAAACGGTTGAGTTAGTAACCAATGCGCCGGTTCCTGTTGGTGGTACGCTTGAGTTGTTGGCAGGAAATAAAGTTGTTATGGAAACAACAGATGCTCTTTCACTAACATCTTCAGGTGCTGCAGACATAATTTTATCAGTAATGGAGATAACCTAGAATGGCATACGTTGGTACACCTATAGATACAACCAATCAGTTTCAGTCTTTACAAGGTAAAAGGTTTAGTGGTGATGGCAGTACAACTGCTTTTACATTAGACATTGCACCAAGTTCCGTTTTTGATATAGAAGTTTTTGTAGAAAATGTTAGGCAAGACCCTAACTCTGCATACAGCTTAAATGGGACTACACTGACATTTGGTGCCGCACCTGCAAGTGGGACAAATAATATTTATGTAGTACATCAAGCAAAGGCTGTAGGAACAATTAATCCTACTAATGATTCTGTAACAGCTAGTGCTATAGCAGATGATGCTATAGAAAGCGAACATCTCAATAATAATATTATATCAGGACAAACAGCTTTAACAGTGCCTCCTGCAACAACAGATGAATTTCTAATATCAGATGGAGGAGTAATAAAAAGAGTTGATTACTCTGTTATAGGTAATGTACCTGCATGGCATGGAACAAAAGCATCAACACAAAGTTTATCAAGAGCAGCCCACACAAAAATTACAGGTTTTACTAATGATGAATTAGACACAAATACTGCTTTTGATGGCACAACTTTTACAGTGCCTGCAAATTGTGGTGGAGAGTATTTTATATATTTTTCTATGTATGCCGATTACGGAACCGCAGCAGGTAGCGATGGTGAATATTCTATAGCACATATTTATATAAATGGTTCAAGTGAAGCTGATTCTCTCATAGAGTTACAAGGCTCTGCAAATTATATTCAAACTACTGTTACTGCTATAAAAATACAAACATTAGCTGCAGGGGATACAGTAGAGGCATATGCTTATCTTAAAGATGAAAATGGAGGTACTGCTAATATAGCACCAAACGAAACAAACTTTGGTGGATATAGATTAGTAGGAGCATAGTATGGCTGATTTATATACAAAAATTAAATTATATTTAGAAGAAAATTCTAAAACTTGGGATGATACAAAAGTTAATTTACAAGATGATGGGAATGGTCCATATATTAAATCGTGGACATATGATGGTTTATCTAAACCAAGTGATTCTAAAATAGCATCTTACGAAACTGCAGGTAACACTGCAGAAACTTTATCAGGTGTTTTAAGAAAAAGAAGAATAGAATATTTATCTTGGAGAGAACAATTAGATAAACTGTATCACGATATTAATGATGGTAAATTAGATAAGACAGGCTCTTGGTACACACATATCAAGGCTGTCAAGGATGCAAATAGCAAAGGGTAAAACATGGCACTTAGTACAATAGGAACAAATAGTATAGCAGATTCAGCAGTCACTACTGCTAAATCAACTGTTATGAATGTAGGAGATTCTTGGAGATTGACTACTGGTTTTACAGCTACTACAGGAAGTATTCAAGATATAACATCTAATTGGGAAAGAGATGATACTTATAGTTTTGGTCAATTAGGAACTGGAATGACTGAAAGTTCTGGAATTTTTACTTTTCCTTCAACTGGAATATATCTCATACAATATTTTGTAACTATAGGTCATAATGCAGATATAGCTTATTTTACTGGAATGATAAGGTCTACTGCTAATAATAGTTCTTATAACACCGCAGGTGAAGCTAATGCTAGTACATCAAACGTAGGTGCAGTTCAATATCAAATGGCATCAATGCAAAAAATTATTGATTGTAGTAATACTACAAATGTAAAAGTCAAATTTTCTTATGACACATCAGATGGAGTTTCAGTTCAAGGAAGTAGTGCAGGAAATAAAACTTATATGACATTCCAAAGATTAGGAGACACATAAAATGGATATTAATGGAAGACCTGACCACATAGAAGACTATTTAGTAACAGTTCGAAAAGGACAATGGTTTGGATGGTCTGATTCAAAAAATAAAGTATACACAAATCTTATAGTTCTTGATGGCGGAGCAAAGCCTTCTGAATCAGATTGCACAACAGGATTAAGTAATTTACAAACAGCATGGGATTTAGAAAACGACAGCTATAAATCAAAACGTAGAGCAGAGTACCCTAGTATCAAAGACCAATTAGATGACATATATCACAACGGAATAGATGGTTGGAAAACAACAATAAAAGCTGTGAAAGATAAATATAGTAAGGAATAGGAGGATAGATGAGTAAGACAACAATACCCACAGGTGGAATCACAGATGGCACAATAGCAACTGGAGATATAGCTGATGATGCAATCGGAAATACAAAATTAGACCTTACTGCTAATTATGCTTTTACAGGAACCATAACTGGCACTCCTTTAAATTTAGTGCAAGTATCATCTGTAGCTTTAGGTACAAGCGGTGCTTATGCTCACAATGGAATATTTTCATCTACCTACGATACATATCTTGTAACTATGGATATGATTGGATGTGCAACTGATGATACTCATGTAAAATTTAAGTTTTATAATAATACAGGTGCTACATCTGATAATACATATAGAGGATATACATGGTCAAAAACTGGAAATGGAGATGCTTCACAAAGTTTTCATAACGCATATCCTTTTTTATCAGTAGCACAAAGTAATTCTGGAAATGCGGGAATGTCTGGTCATATGTGGGTTTTTAATCCTGTAACTTCTAGTACAGAAACTGCATTTACATACTCAACTGCTTATGAAAGAACTGATGGTTATAGTGGAGTAAATAACGGTGCAGGAGTTACTACTGACCACGGTAGTAAAACGCATACAGGTTTTTATTGGTTTACATCTCAAGGGAACTTTTCTGAAAGAGCAAAAGTAGTAGTTTACGGAGTGAAAAGAACATAATGGCAAACGATAAAATAACAATATATAACGGCGAAGGTGTTGATGTAACAACTAGAGAAATGACTGATGCTGAAATGAATGACAGAACATCTTTGTCTTCAGAGTTAAGTATACTTCGCACTAAAAGAAATGAACTTTTATCTCAAACTGATTATCTTGCAAATTCAGACCAAACTTTATCTGATGATATGAAAACATATCGTCAAGCATTAAGAGATATGACTTCTGGATTAGATACTATAGCAAAAGTAAAAGAAAAAATGAAATTTGAAGACGGGAAATATGCAAACTTTCCTGTTAAACCAACGGAGTAAACATGGCATACATAGGACAATCAATTAAAAACGGAACCTTTAGTGTCTTAGACACCAGTGGTAATACTTACAATGGTTCTAATGTAACATTTAGTTTAGGAACACAGGTAGGTTCTCCTGCACAATTATTAGTATCTCACGATGGTGTGGTACAAAAACCGGGGACAGACTATACACTAGCCACAGGCGGTACACAGATTACATTTACTACAGCCCCTGCTAGTGGAGCGTCAATCTTTATTGTAGAAATATCTGGTGCAGTGGGTGGACCAATGAACAGAGATTTAAATGGTGAAGAGTTAATACTAGATGTCGATGGTGATTCTAGTTTTCATGCAGATACAGACGATCAAATAGATTTTAAGGCAGGTGGTACTGATGTTATGGTATTTACCGCAGCTAATACAAAATTTAATGTGGGTGCTTTTAACCCAGAGGCCACACTAACAGATGCCTCCACAATAGCTTGGAATGTATCTACACAACCTGTAGCTAAAGTAACACTAGCAGGTAACAGAACATTAGGAGCAGGAACAAATCCACAAACAGGACAGTTTGTATCTTTATTAATTATACAAGATGGTACAGGTTCAAGGACAGTTACCTTTAATGCAGCATATGAGTTTGTAGGAGATACAGCACCGACACTAACTGGAACTGCAAATAAAGGAGACCACTTTGTATTTAGATATAACGGAGCAAAATTTATAGAGGTAGGTAGAAGTCTTAACCTATCCTTATCATAGGAGTAAATATGTTTGCATTAGTAGAATCAGGAAGTATCACACAATTCCCTAAAGGTAATAAAGGAATTACAATTGGAGATAATCAATATCCACAAACTATTTACACTTTATGGACTGAAGCAGAAAGAAATGCTATTGGTGTTTATACTGTAGAAATAGATGAGACAAACAGAAAAGATGAAAAGTTTTATATTAATACAAATATTACTTATGCATTTGGTAGTGGTAAAGTAACAGGTAGTTATGGAACAGC